AGCGCATGCTTTCCTGCCGTGTAGATCTCGGCCTCCGTCACGCCTGCTGCCACAAGCTCATCCACGACGGCGCCGCCATACGCCAGCATGTCGTACTTGCACCCGACGAGCGAAGCCTTGAGAGGCTTGCTAGCCCAGCACACGCCGAGCGCTGCGCCGAGCCCACGCAGAGCGCTCACGCCGATCGCTACCGTGACCTCGCGCGCTGACATGAACGAGGCCGGCTTCTTGAGCGTGACGCTGTGCTTCCCGAGAGTGACTTCCATCCTTCCTCCTTCGACGTGAAACGCCCCCCGCACCATGTAGCACGGGGGGGCGCGTCAACCTGTAAGCATCGCTTACATGTCAGGTCAGGTCGCGGTGATCGCGCCGTAGACCGTGCCGTTGAGCGTGAAGCTGTTGGGGTCACCCTCAGCGAAGTCAACGGAGAGATGGCAGTTGTTCATGATCAGTACGTGATCGGCACTGTCGCCGAAGTTCGTACCCTCGACGGTCAGCGTGACCTTGAGCATGTAGACGTCGGATGCTGTACCGCCAGTGGACACAGCCGAAGCGAACGCGCCGGTCTTGTTCACGGCATCCCACAGCGTCTTGTTCGTCGCATCGGAGAGGTCCGTCATGTGCGCAGAGAAGGAGAACGTCGGGAACGTGCGCGACGTCTTGCGGACGCTGCCAAGGTCGCCACGGTCCAGGTACGTAGTGACGTCGGTATTGCTCTCGTTGAGCCCGGAGATGGAGAAGTCGCCGGCCTCGTACTGGACGGTGACGCTGATCGGCGTGCCGGTCCCGTCCTCGATGAGGATGGTACCGTCGCGGAAGTTCTTGACGACAGACGAGATGGCCATGGTGTCCCCCTACTGCAGCGGAAGCGTGTGAACGATGCGGAACGTTACCACACCGACGACCCACTCGCCGATGTTCGACGACTCACGAGTCGCGCTTAAGACCTGCACCTTGTAGGACGAGGGCCATGTCGCGTCGTAGACCATGAGCTTATTTATGATCGCCTGCTCGCCGTCGAGGGCGTCGTCGTAACTGTCGCTCATAGCGCGCGGCTTGAGCTGCCACGAGTACCGCACCTCCACCGTCGTCTCGACGAGGAGGCCCTCAGCAGGTCGCCCACGGTAGGCGCGCAGGTCATCGGTGGATGTGGGGTGTACCGTAAATGCCTTGTGCGCGATGCTGTCCGAGTCACGCCCGAACGCATCCGGCGCGACGAGGCTCTCGCGCCAGCCTGTGAGCGTGAGGATGCGAGCGGTCACGTCCTCGCGCAACTGCCGTACGGTCTTGCTCGCCATTACCACCACCGCCGGGAGTAGTAGGCAGGACTCGAACCGTTACGCCCGTTTGTCCAGATCTGCGACGTCGCGCTCTTCTTGGATGCAGGGTCCACCTTGTTCTCGTCGGCCTCGTCGTACGTGAAACGGAGCTGGCTCCATGCCTCAGTGTACGCGCGCCCGTAGTGCTCCGCGAGGGCCTGCCAGCGACCACCCTCTCCAGCACTAGTCTGGAAGTCAAGGAAGATGAGCTGCAGCGTAAGCGCGAGGTGGACATCGCGGAGAGCGCTCGGCTGAATGATCAAGTACGGTCTGCGACCCTGCGAGGTGATGCGGTTAACGAGCGTCGCATAGGCCTCGTCGATGTAGTCCTGGTAGCTCGTCGTTCCAGTAGCGAGCAGCGCCGGGAGATCGCTGTGACGCCGGAACAGATCGGAGTCCGTGATCACCGGGTAGAGTGACCTGCGCACGAGTGCGGCGTCGTTGCGGAAAGTGTTCTGCACCGTCGCGCTCATCTGGAGCGTCCACTCGATGAGCCACCCCTCCTCGAGCGAGAGCGCCGAGGTAGCCGCGCCGGTCAATACGTACGTCGCCACGCTGCCAACGATGGACACTGAGGCGGCGTTCACGAGTGCGGTCTGGTCGGCCTTGTAGATCGAGATAGTGCCAGACAACGGAGCGACGAGCGCACCCGCTCGGTAGATGGGGCACGTGAGGTCCTGGTTGCGCCCACGCTCGATGGTATCGCCAGAGCGAAACCGCGCGGTGTACAGCGTCTCGGAGATGCTCACGTGACCCCCCGTCCCATTCTACCGCTTATCGCGTTCGCGGCGGTCTGCTTTCTGCGCCTCGCGGCGCGCGATTTCCTGCGCCTTGTTCGTGGACACGCCGCCTTCCGTCAGGCGCTTCACGAAGCCATCCATCGCCTCGCGGATCTTGGGCTTCTCTCCGTCGCTCACTTGCGGCCTCGCTTCGGCGCGGGCTCGCTCGCGTAGAGCTTCTCCTTCGCCGTGTTCATGGTGGCGAGCTTCGCCTCCTCGGCAGGAAGCACGAGGGCGCTGTGCGGGTTCGTCGGCGCGGCTGCACGCAGCGTCTCGACATGCTGCACCTGTCGCTCGATGATCACGTCGATGAACTGAGGATCGGGGAGCGTGATGTGACCGTCCGCGACGAGGCGCCGGCAGAAGTCCCAATAGCCGTCAACGTCTGACTTGAGACGGACCTGTCCGGCGAGCATCTGCGGCGTCTCCCACTTCGAGATGTGGACCTTTCCACCGCGACCGTCCCACGCGATGCAATAGCCCCCAGACTCCACCTCCCACGGAATGATCGTCCACCCCGTCTTACGCTTTCCGATCTCGGCAAGGTCAGTGTTGCCGTCCTTGTCGACGCGGTTGACGCCGGGATCGCCCCACATCTGCCCGAGCTGCGGGAGCCACTCGTCACCCACGAGCATCCACCGCGACGGGTGATGCATGTACCACCACGGCGCGTTTGCGCTCATCGGTAGCAGGTCGCGCATTGCCGCCGGTCGCGCTGCCGGCGTCCCCTGAAAGTTGCCTGTTCCGGACGTTCCGAACGTTGCCGCCATCATTCCCTCCTGACGCACGAAGGCGCCGAGGTACCCGTAAGCACCTCGGCGCCCTGTGTCACCTCACGACTAGAAGTCGGAGATGATCTGCACCGCGCGCAGGTCCTCGATCTCGGCCACGCCGACGAAGTAGTTGCCGACGATCTTGGTGATCGCGGAAGCCGCGTCGCGCTCGAGCTCGACGACGAACGGGGTGCCCGCCGGGAGGATGAGCCCGCCGGCGCCCTGGACCGGGGACGGCGTGCCGTCCGCGTAGCCGCAGAAGCCCTTCGAGAACATCATGCCGCCGTAGTCCGCGCCCGCGTTCGCGGTCGGGATCTTGGTGCTCGAGAACAGGTCGACGCCGAAGAGGCTGCCACGGTAGCCGGGGCCCTTCGCCTGGACCTGATCCTGCGAAGCGGCGAGATACTGGCCGGGACCGGCCTCGCTGCGCAGGCTGCTCATGAGGTCGTTCACCTGCTGGGGGTGAAGGATCGCCATGAACGTCGGGTCGTTCGCGGTGAGCTGCAGCCCGAAGATCGCGCTGTAGAACGTGGACACGGTAAGGTCCGCACCGCTGGTACCGACCGTCGTGGACACGCCCGCGGAGAGCGCAGCGATCATCGAGGTGAAGCGCATCTCGGCGGCAACCACGAGGCTCTCGGCGAGGCCCTCGATGCCAACGCCCATCCCGCCGGGGATCGGGTTCGTGAGCTTCGCCAGATCGGTGAGGTCGTAGCGGAGAGCCTGGCGCGCGATCGTGATGGTCGCCGCGCTCGTGGTGAGCGAGGTGTTCGAGACGGAAGAACCGTCAGACACCGCGGCCATTACATCGGTACCGGCGAGGCCCACGACGGGGACTTGCAGCGCGCTCGAGCCAGCGCCCGACAGGTTGCCGAAGTAGTTGATCGCCGGGTGACGCCAGAGGCTGGCCTTGTCGGCGAGCTTCGCCTGGATCATCTGGTGAAGGACGGCAGAGACGCGGGCGTTGCCGCTAAGGGCGGCGAAGTCGATATTAGCCATAGTGGCCTCCTAGTAGGAGTCGAGGTTTGCCGCGCCTGTCGCTTTTTACGGGAGCTTGCCCCGAGCGCGTGGGAGAGGTCCCCCACGGCTAGGGTATGCCTACGCGTGACAGAATGTCAAGGCACGCCGAGGCTCGCGAAGATCGCAGCCTGGTTCGCCTTGAACTCAGCGGGGCTGAGCTTCGCGATGGCCTCTGCGCTCCACGCGTTCGGCTGCGACGGAGGCGCCGTAACCGCGGTCGCGTTCGATCGCGGCATGGTAGCCGTCGTCGCCGTCGTCGTGGATGCCGTCGTCGCCGCGGTAGCATCTCCGATGTAGGCACGAACTGCTCGAGGAAGCGCATCCTTCGCCGCGAGCCACTCTCCAAGCGGAGGACGTCCATCTGCGGGAAGCTTCCCATAGAACGTCTGCACCACGTCGATACCTTCGGCGTCGGTGATGCCCGCGGCGAGGATCTGCCGCTCCAGCGCTGCTGCCTCGCGCTCAGCCTTGTGCGTAGCCTTGAGCTCGTCGATCTGGGTGCGCCACTTGTCGGCGTTCGCTGCCGTCTCCTCGAGCGAAGCGATGCGCGCCTCGAGCGCCTTCTTGTCGTTGATGAGTTGGCGAATCCGAGCCTCGGCTCCATTCGCGTCCACGTTCACACCTTCCTGCTCGCTCATCCTGCCTCCTTCGCGAGTGCTGCCTGCACCCGTTCATATTGACGTGCGACCTTACGACTCCAGACCACGCCAGCGTCGCCACCCCATAGGAGCCACGCGATGTAGCCGGCACTCGGGTAGCCAGGCGCGCCACGCTTCGCAGCGGGTGCCTCGAGGTCGACAGCATGCCGGGTGAAGTATGCGACCATGCGCTTGATCGTCTCGATACTCACGTCGCGACGGTTCGCAAGGTCACGCGCGCGAGCGACACCCACTGCGGTACCGCCTCGTCCAAATTCACGCCGGAGCGCGAGCCCACGTTCGGCCTCACGCGCCACCGATACGGGCGGCTTGAGGTCCAGCTCTCCGGCATCCTCAGCGCGCTTGAACTCGCGGTAGACCGCCGGTTCATTCAGCATCAGATACCGTCGCTGCGCTTCCGAGACGAACGGCACTAGGCCACCGTGGTCGGCATCGTGAAGGACCGACCCACCTCGCCCATCATCTTCTCCGCCGCGTCCTCAGGCATATTGAAGAACTGGACCAGCATAGCGACGCCGGTCGCGCGCGGGAGTTCACCCTTGGCGACGCTCGTGACGATGCCCTGCGCAGCCTGTACCTGCGCGCCGTTCATGGCGACCGCGGATGCTGGGACGCCTGCAGACGTTGCGGCTGCTGCCACGCTTTCCTCCGGGTCTGCGCCCTGCGTGGGCGTCGTCGTCGTTTCGGTATGGACAGGCGCACCACCCGCAAGGCCCGCATCGGTGAGCGGTCCACCGACCACCCACGCGTCGCACGTGCGGCGAGCGTCACACTTGAAGTCGAACGCTTCGCAGAAGCCGAGCTGCCCGACCTGCTCGATCACGTCTCCCTCTGCGCCGATGCCCTGTTCGATGCAGGCCTTCATCTTCGTCGTGACGTTGAAGAAGGCGCAGTTACCGCAGGTCATGCCGATCACCTGGTCGACCGTCGCACGCATGCGGGTAGCCTTGCCCTGCCAGTAATCGCCGGGAGCATCCGGGTTCGGAGGTCCGTAGTTGGCGACGTCGAGAGCGCGCTGCCGGTTCTTGAGATTCGCCGCGATGTCCTGCGTCTCGATGGGGCAGGACTCTCCATCCATCGCGTCTTCGGATGCGGTGACCGGCGAACCCGCGACGTAAGACTTGACCTCTCGCAGACTGTCGAGAACCGCAGAGATCACCTCCGCAGTGTCCGCGCCTGCCGTTGC